CCGGCTTCCAGCGCAGAAACAGACATTCGAGGTCGCTCGCAATGCCGATGCGCAACAGGCGGTCGATGCCGGTCTCGCTTTCGCCGGTGTGGAAGCGCCTGAGCCGCACATAATCGACGTGGACCAGCCAATGAAATCGAATCTCTGGCGGCCCCAATTGCCAGTAAAAGTGCTCTGGGCTGTCCGGGTTAAATATCCCGCGCGTATCGCCGACGCGCGAGATGCCGGTCATGTACGGCGCAAGCTCGGTAATCCTGATGCCGTAACCCAGTCGCCGCGCGACGGCGTAAAAGAACTCTCGGCTCTGTCCGCCGAGCATCGTCATCTTGAGTAAGAGAATGTTGCGACGATCGATGATCGACAGTGGCTCGGTGAAGCACGGGTCGGGCAATCCCCACGCGCGCTCCCAGTCCCGCAGCAACTCGATGGTCAGTCGCGGATCGGATTCGCGTTCGAGCAGATCGGCGGCGCGACCGTCGACAAAGCCCCAATAGTCGGCAAGTCCTCGATGCACGCGAACAAGCGTGGTCTCATCGTTGGTGCAATCGATCTGCCGCGGCCATGCTTGGCCCTGCGGCAGCAACGCGAGAAAGGCCACGGCATAATCGTCGCCGGTCCGGCGGACATGGCGGTCGCCGCCACGTTCCTTCGATTCCCAGAACAGCAGCGGATTAGACGCCATAGGTCACATTACCCAAAATGGCCATGTGACCCGGCGACGGCATGACATCATCGACATCGCAATTGCCGAGATCGAAGGAAACGACGCCCGGCGCACTCATGATCGCGTATGTTTTCCATGCGGCGAAGATCGTCTGGCCGGGCTCGGCCTTTGCGAACAGCATCTCTTTCAAGCTGGCTTCGATCGCAGCCCGTGTCGCCGCATCGTCGGAGACGAGCCGATTGATATGCACGTCGATCGGCTGCGGGATCGGCGCTTCGACGAAGAAATCCTTCACGGCAACCGGGCGCACCGTGTTGAGATAATTTCTCACCGCGGCGATGTCCTCTGGCAGCGGCCAGCCTGGGGGCGAATTGGAAGCGCGCAGATCGTCCATCAGGAAGCGCACAGTGACCGTGCCCATGCCCATCTCCAGCGGCGAGGCCCAGGCCCTGGTGACGCCGGGCACGCGCAGCACCCAGTTCACATAGTCGTGCTGCGCACCGCCGACCGGCGGCTCGCGAATGCGCTGCAACACGCGGAAACGTAATTGATCATCGCTCTCTTCATCGGCGCCGCCCGTCATCGTGATGACGACTGCCGAATCATCGACGTTGACCGGGCGGTTGTACCCCACGCCGACCCGTGACCCAGGATCGAGGTTGCCGATCGCGCCGGCATCAAGCGCGCGAACGCGAACCGGCGTCGGCGACCCGCTCGCGCCAAGGGTCACCGGCTCCAGCGATTCGTACTCGACGCCCAGAGGGGTACTGAACCGCATCCCTTGCGGCGCAACCGTATTCGCGCTGCCGCTCACCGTGAAGACGCCGCTTGCCAATGTCGCGAGCTTGCGTCCGGTCGAACCATCGGCATTGACCAGCCATATAGCACCGTGCCGTGAAAGCCATTCGGTCTCAGCGGTGTCAGGGAGAAGCTGCAGCGCCAGCCAGTCGACATATTGAAGCGTGAGGTGACAGAGCGCGCCCTGATTGTCCGACAGCACGCGCAACACGCTGTTCGGCACGAGTGCGTCGGCACCCGGCAGCTTGGCGCGGACCGAATCGCGGACTAGCGACCGCACCTCTCGGAGCGTTGGCGTCGACCAGGGCACTAGACGACAACTCCACCACGTGCGGATGCGCCGAGATCGGCAGCATCGCTCGATCGAATGATGTCCGACCACAGCACGCTGTAGCGAAGCTCGATTTCCATCACCGGCCCGCGGAAGAGGCGCACGAGCGCATCGATGCGCTCTCTGCCGTTGCGCGTTGCCTCAACCTCCATCAGCGATCCGATGCGCTTGGCGAGGAATGGATGGACCGCCTCACGGATATAGTTCTCGACGCGCACGACGGTTGCGCCCTGCAACGCCCATGCCGGCGTGATCTTCTCGCGCCTGAGCAGCCAAAGCTTCGAACCGATTGGCCAGCCATTCCAGATGACTTCCGCGTCGAGGTCACCCCACCAGCCGCGCCGATCAGTCGAGTCGGGGTCAGGCAGAGCCTCGGCAGCATCGGCACGATGGTCGGTCCCAAGCGCCACGATCATCGCGGTCGCGAGCGCTTGCGTGTCATCGAGCGTGCCGTCGCTGCGCAGCATCCAATCGATGACAATGTTTTGCGGAAATTGCGGGCTCTGCACGAGCCGGATGTCGACAGATTCGTTTGCCATTTCACCACCCTGCACCGGCGTCGTAGTTGATCACGTCGGTGACGTTTGTGAGTGCATTGACGGCCGCGGTCTTGTTGACCTTCACGGTGAGCAAGTTGGTGCGCCGCCCGGCGATGCTGGACATGAGCCCGATCATGTCCGTGGTCGAGAGCGTGATCGGATTGGGCTGACCGATCGGCGTCCACTGCAACGTCGCGCCGATTTGGCCGGGGCTCGGCACCTCGATCTCCGAGAACGGGTTCGCGGCAAGCGGCACCATGAACGCAAAGGGGTTAGCGGTCGCGCCGACCAATCGGCCGTTGATCGTATCCGTGCCGACGGTCGTCCCGATCACCGCGGTGTTGAGATGCACGCGGAGTTGCTCGCCCGGCACCGCGATCCGACTGTTGATTTGCGTGACGAGCGAACCCTGTGTGTCGCCCTGTTGTCCGATCACCATGCCGAGCGCAGTCATGACGACGGGGATCGCCGCCATCGCGAGGTTGGCCATCGTGCCGTCCGCGGTGTCCCAGGAGAAATTGCCGGCCGAGACTTGATAGGTGTACGGTGCCTGCCGCTTCGCATCGTACAGTTCATTGATGATATCGCTCTGCAGCTTCCGCGCCTGATGCAGAGTCAAATTCTCCAGCAATCCCATGAATTGCCGGAAGAACGGCAGATACGGCGTGATATCGGTGAAGTTGTCGCGCAGCGCCGACTGACCGAAGCGCTGGATTTCGCCCTGTCCGTTCGTCCACTCGACGATGCTGATGTCAGCCGGCAGCGTCGAGTAGTCCATGTCGACAAGGCTGGTATTGTCCACGCCCATCGCTTCGGCGTGGCGCACCATCCACCAGCGCATGGTTAGTCGGGATCGTCCTCGGTCGTGATCGGCACACTGCTCTTGCAGCCGCTCTTGTTCACAAAGATCGACATCTTGCCGAATTTGATGTGGACATGATCGTCGGTGACGCGGGTCGAGATGTTCTTGTTCGCGCGATAGGTCAGCACCTCGCTGTCGGTGGCATGGACGTATCCATTGCCGCGCCGCATGATCGAGTGCTCTTTGGTCTGCTCGAAAAACGTATCGGACTTTTCGTTGTCGTCGTAGACCGACTCTTGTCCTTCCTGCTTCTGCTGCTGACCTTCGCCGGACCCCTGCTGTTGACCGCCGCCGCCCTCGGCTCGGCCTTGCCCGCCGCCACCTTGACCGCCTTGCTGTTGGCGCTTGTCCGGCACGAGCGCGATGCGGTTCTTCTTGTCGGACCGCGCCGACATGAAGTTGCCCTTGTCGTGCATCTGAAACTGCTGGCCGTCCTCGCGCCCGCGATACATCGCGCAGTCGCCCTTGGGGAGTTTTTTGAGCCGGTGGCGACGATCGTCCATGATGCTCATCACCGGAAGCGACCGGCTGCCGCCCATGAACTGCATGAACCCCTCGGCACTCTCCGTCACGTTGCCGTCCTTGTCCTTGTCCGCATCGGCGACCACCGATGTGAATCCATAATTTTGCGGATGTTCGACATCGTCGCGGTGTTCGCCCTTCATCATGCCGCCCGAGATCGATTGCATCTGCGAATCGTCAGAGGCACTGTCGATGGTTGCGCGGGAGCCTCCCGCAGAATAGGCACGGAACGATGAATTCGACGGCGTGGCACGATGCATAGCGATAACCTCCAATTTAGTCGGGATTGGCCGATTCTTGCGGCGGTAGATTTGCTGGCGGCGGCTCTGGTACGGGCGCGTCGGGCGGTGTCGACGCTTGCGTCGTATCCGCCTTCGCGCCGTCCTTCCATTCGTCGGCGTCAACGCCAGGGCGGAAATCCATCCGTCCCTTGCCGTTGAGCGCGAACGGATTCTTGAGCACGAGCGTCGTCTCGGTCCCGGACTCGCGATCCTGTGTGTATGTGGCGGTTTCGATTTTGAGCGTCTCGTTCAGCATCGCCATCGGGCTCTTGACCATGACTTCTTCGCCCGCATGCCATATCTCGGATGATGACGCGCTGCCGCCCCGCGTCCGATGCCACCCGTACACCGTGATGGTCACCTCGATGCTCTGACCCTCATTCCATTTCTTCTCATTGTTGGCGCGTTGCGCAAGCTCTTGGATCGACCACACCGGCTGCTCGGCCTGGGTCAGCAACGGACTGTAGTATTTCAGCGTTCCAGGCACTTCGGCTCTCTGCTCGCTTGCCTGCTTGCCGTGCTGCGAATCATCGGCCGCCGTTTGTCCATCCATGACGAACTTGTAGCGTTGGTGCTGAATGGAAATGACGCACTGACACCGCTTGATGTTCACGCCCTCGATCAACTCTTGAACGGCCGGTTTTGAATGCTGACCGATCAAAAGAAATTTCCCGAATGGATTGCTGCCCATGATTATGCCGCGCGGACGCGCAACGCGTTCCAGGTTGTCCCACAAATCCTGCCCCTTCTCGATTTGTAGCTTCTTGAACGGCGTGGCGTCGAGTTGGCCAACCGTTTCGACACCGACACCAAACGGCGCGATCAGCTTGCGCGCAAATTGCTCGAACGTGTGATTATCGTAGTTGCCGTCTTTATCGAGAATTGATCCACGCGCAGCCGCCCAGGTGCGGCCGACCCCCTCCAACTGCACCCGATGCTGGTTCGCGTCGTAGGCCACTTGGCGCGTGAGAATGAAGCCTGAGATCGCCAGCTTGCCGCCGAGGTACACGGCACATTCCTCGCCGGGCACGAAGCGCAGCGTGGCGAACGGTGCCTCGCGCTCGGCCGCCGTGAAACGGAATATGGGAAACGATTCGTGCATGCGGTCCTGCACATAAACGCTTTCCCAATCGTCGAAGCGCCGCCCGCCGACAATGAGTGTCGCGGTTTCATCCCACCTTGGCATAACCGACCTCAGATCACCGCGACAATGCTCGGCCTGTTTTCTGCATGAAGGCCGGATGGACGATGCGATTCTCTATGCGCAACTCGTCAGCACGCTTTGCGTCACCGTAGAGCTTGTGCGCCATGACCAGCGACGACAGGATATTGGCAAACTGAAAACGTACCATGCGCGGCAACGGACGCCCGGTCTCGATCAGGTAGTACATGATCGCGGCATGAAGCTCGATGAGCGCGCGATACGTCATGGAATCCATCGAATCGGCGGTCGCTTCCTCCCGCTCG